TCGAGAGCCAAGCGCACAACTTCACGTAGAGTTTCGTTATTGCGGTTCAATTCTAGTTGCTCAATTTTGAAATTGCGTGATGCGTTGGCAGCTAGGCTCTCGAAAAATTTATTCAGATTCATAGGTCAATCCTAACACTTTCATTAATTTGTTTTTGACACGGAGATTCGGTTGACGATAACGATCGCTTGCAGTGAATCCCATCATTGTTGCAACTTCAACAACAGCACCACTACGGCAGATACCAGCATGGCAG